GAATATTGTCCTTGGTGTTGACCGATAAAAGCATTTGTTCCTCCAGCATCAGGCATAGGAACAATAAAAAGATTATTTTCTGCACGATCTCTTAATGTTGGATTAGATATAGCGTCGATACGTCTATGGATTGACGACGCTGAATCTTCTGCGCCAAAGAAAACAACTTTGCCGTTATGAATAATGTTACCACCAAAAGCCGTTTCGGTATGCATGGTCTGGTCGCCACCAGCAACTTTAAGGCATAGGTCTAATAGTATATATGATTTTCCGAGGCCACCGATTGCTGCAATGAGTCCAGGAACACGCCTTGGCAATATATTATCGACAAGCCATTCCTGATCAGGTGCTTTACCAGCGTATCGGTGCATACCCCAATCTGTGATAAGCAGAGGAGGAGAGGCTTCAGGAGCGACCAATCCACCCTCCTCCTCCGACACTTGGTTTAAAGGATTAGACAGTTTTGCCAAGTGTTTTTCTGATCCAGCTTCAACATTGTGCAAGATTCTTAACTCATTTTTGCTTGCTCTTTTAAGTTGATACCATGATCTTTGTTTGAATAAATCGAGGCCACGCTTATCATTAGATAAGTTCTCGCCTCTGGCTTTAACTTTTCGTTCATATATTGGCCAGCATTCTTCAATAAGCTGATCGACTGTAGGTAAAATTCCTTTTTGACCCCACCACGATCTGATCGTACCGAGAATCAATTTAACCATATAACCCTCACGGCCATCGATATGCTCGCCCCACATATTCTGCTCGCCGTTTTGAATATTCTCTTGTGTGTATTGTGGCGCATCTAATAGGTTAACCAGCCAATCAGGACTTTTTTCCATATCGGAATGATGGGCAACTTTATATTGATTGCCTGATTTGTGATTGCTGGGAGCGACAACAATAAATCCTCCCTCGCCTCTAGTATCAATTCCTGATCCAAGAGTGTTTTTTCCAGTAATAATAGCTTTGTCATCAGGTGCTTTAAATAGGTAATGTCGTCCACCACCTCCAGTAAGCTGCTCTAATGTTTCAGGCAAATCATCGTTTGCCATACATAAATCCATTAAGCTATCGTTACCAAGTTTTCCATCTGAGGTATCTATATCCACGGCAAACACATTGCCTGATACTTTGCCAGTAACAACGCCTATATTATAATCTTTATATCGTCCATTGAACCACATTTCCAAGGTATACTCATCGGCGCATTTCTCCTGAAATACTGCCCAGCTTTTAGGTGCTGGGTGTTTTCCAGGAGATGCACAGTTATGGCCTTGCGAACATGAACAACTGCCATCAGGTTTGACATAGTGAACTGGAACAACGCTAAAACCTAGTTTGCTCCACCACTTTGCCCAATCTAATTTCGTTGTTAAAGTGTCATTAGATTTCATCACTACCAAACACATTCTCTGTTTCTGGTTGAGATGTAGCTGGTTTAGGTTCATCTTTAGGTTGAATCGGTTGACCAAGTGTTTCTTGTCCATCTAATTCAGCTGGTCTATCTACCCACTTAACAATATCAAAGTTAGGTATTTTAGTACTGCCTTTACCTATTCTTGTCGGTGTACTCTTTGTAATCTTGATAGCTGGCACTTGGCCTTTACCAAAATCTTTTTCGCAAGCATCATAAACAGCTTTAACAAAACTGAATATTCCGACACCATTTGCTGACAATTCTCTTACTGGTTCATCATCAAATAGTTTGCTTGAGTAAAACTTAACGTTAAAACCTTGCTTGTATTCATCACTAGGTTTTAATGTTGATGCAAGTTTCACATCATTGTCTGGCCAGATAATCCAATCACGCCCACCAGCTAATTTTAGCCAGCCTAATTGAATCTTTTCAATATCAATAACAACTGGACTATCCCATGTTATATCAACTAGATCGCCTGATTGACTTGATCTTGACCATTGGTCGAGTTCGGCAGAGAAACGTATAAACGCTGCTCCTCCACCTGAGTTTAAAGTTTCTAATGGCATTTCAATCTCCTTATTTTCGCCTTTTTAGCGTTCCTAAATCTGGTGGAACGAACCAGCCATCTCGGAGTAGATGGGGATATTGCGTTTTCAGCCATTGCTGCACACGCAATTTCGTGTAGCTGGGATCGAATCCAGCCAAAATACATACATCATCAAAGTCTTGACTATCGTTAACGAGCCAGTTAATTGCTCGTTTTGCGTTGTTACGAATTTCTGATCTTTTGTTGAACAAACCCTCGGCATCTTTAAATTGCTGAACAAGGACGCTGAACCATAAACGTTCCCACGGACTCTTTTCAGACTCAAAGTTTTCAATTTCAAAGTAATCATTCGTACAAGCATCATTCTCTGTTTCATCTTCTTTTTCATGGATTTCAATATTATGGAAAGTGTTCTTCGAGGACATCACTTGCACCATTCCAATAAAAGCTATCAGGGTTGTGTGGCACTCTTTTCAACATAGACTTCAAATCATCATAATCTGATAGAAAAGCTTCCATTTGCGTAACTGTTCTTTTGAATGACTTGATGTAAAAAGTTGGGTCTTCTAACTCCAGCCATACAAAAGGGTCTTTTTGCCTTGTTAATACATATAAAAAATAGACTTTTACTGGCTTGCCAGTTTCTGCCTCCATAGCCTTTTTGTATAATGAGGCTTGTATGGCGTGAGATAACGTCCATTTGCTCGGCGCTTTAGCCGTTGTTTTTAAATCCACAATGATATTTTCTTCAGGAAACCAGTAATCTAAAAAACCAATACAAGGTATCGTTCCATTATCGCCATCGGCAAATCTAACTGGAATATTAATCTTATGCTGCTCTCCCAAAGTTGGTTGCTTGGGAACGCCAATTGTTCTTATTTGCTGAATAGCTGTTTGCACCATTCGAGAAATAATAGGTTCTCTTTTTAGGTATTCATCAGCGTAGTTAGGCATCAAGCTTGTATGTTTTGCAAAATAATCTAAAGCCGTTTTAATACAGAAGTCGATTTCTTTACCTGAATATAAAGCTTGATCGACACCTAGTTCGACGGCTTTACCTTGCCACATAGGATAATTTGTAGGAAACTTCGCTCCACCAATTTTATCGACAATCCATACGTCAAAAGCTTCTCTAGCCTTGTTGACTGAACTAGCTGATAGGTGGCCTATATCAAATTTTTCAAAACCATTTCTATTTTTGTTGATCGTTTCTTTCAACATTTTCTCCATAAGTTAAGCCATAGTAGGCAATTAAAGCAGAATCTGCTCTTCCATCATCTGATTTCCTAGCAAAGCTTTGTGAATACGCTGGGAATACTTCCATAGCACGGCTACGGCTTGCGTCTTTTCCTGATTGCACAAGGCATTTTCTTTGCCATGCTTGAGGCGTTACAAGATTAATCGGCATATCTAATGCAATAGCAACGCCCTCAACTATACCAGCTGATCTTCCAAAGCTAAACATAGACGAAACGCCTTGTCCTGGTCTTGCCCCAACTCTTTCAATCCAAACAACGCCATGTTGTGTTTTAAGTATGTTTGCAACTAAATGTCCTGATACCAGCTTTTTGCCGTTACGCTCAACAATTGGCATATCGTAGATTTCTAAAACGCCGTTAGCAACGTCAAACATTGTTAACGCACCATGAATACCAATATCAACTCCCCAAACAATCATTTCATGACTACCTTTGTAAGTTCATAACCTTTTTCTAATAGTCTTTGCGCTCTCCAATGATTTATTCTTGTGTCTTTGCCGTATAGCAAATCGCCATAATAGGCTATTACTTTTAAGGCAGAGTTATAAACTTCATCACTTTTAGCATTTATTCTTATCATGTTGACAAATTGATATGCATGAACAACATCAGGGTTCATAAAATTACTTTCCAAGTCAAGTTCATGTTTATCGAATACTGATTTACAATAAGCAATGTCCGACAAAATCTCTACATCGTTTAAAGAGTGTCTGAATTTTATAATATTATTTTTCATTAATTTTCTTTTCATTTGTTATAATGTAATCGTATAAATCAAATCTTTTATTATTTTCTTTTGCAATCATTGCTAACATAAGTAGTGATTTTAGATTCATTGCGTTACGTCTACGCCACTTATCAACAGCGCCTAAAGTTATAGCGTTGCCATTCTGCTTTAATGCTTTGCAGCACTTGGTCATTCCACCAAATTCTTTGACAATTTTTGATGTGTTTAAGCTTAATTTCATTTTTATTACCATTATTAATGTAGATATGTAGGTCGTTATATCAAACATTAGTACATAAACAAGAATCATGTGTCCATATCTTTTTTAATAAAATCGTAATTTTTTTCTTATCGGTATTTTTTTAGCTAGACATGGCTTCCGTATTGTTGTATTTGTCGATAGACATAAATATATAAAAAGGAAAAGCTTTTGTGGGAACACATTAGTCCACAAGCATAAAATAAAAAGGATATGTGTCAATGAAACTGGTTAAACAAATAAAAATAAAGCCAAATTTCTTAAAACTTAAATTTCGTAGCTTGAGATATATGATTGGATTATCTAATTTAAAAGCATGGGATAACCCACCACTAGCACCTCCACATTTGTAATGCTTTAAACAAAACGCTTTAACATTTAACTTTGAATGGGGAAAACATTGAAACAAGCAAGAGGAAGATCGCCGTTATCTGGCGTAGCAACAGACGTTGATTTGTCTGTAAGATCAATTAGAAAACAAGAATTTGCCAAGCGATTATATGGATTGTTGCAAGAACAAGACATGAATCAAAGTGATTTGGCTAATAAATCAGGATTAGGCAGAGATTCAATATCTCAATATGTTAGGGCAATTAACGTTCCCTCGCCTAAAAGCTTAAAGAAAATTGCTGATGTATTTGGAATTGAGCCTAGTGAGTTATATCCAAATTACGAGGCAGCTGCCGTAGAAGAAGAGTTGCCTGAACAAAGCTTTAGGGCAATGTCTGGGGATAAAGACTTTATGTGGGTTCGCCTTAATATAAAGCTTCCCAAAGAAAAGGCAGTTAAGATCATGGGGATAATTAATTCAGATGACTAATAAAGAAAGCTTGGTTACACAAAGCCAAGCTTCTGCTTTGCTTAATGTGTCGGTTAAAACGATCTACAGACTAAGACAAAAAGGTCTACTTCCGACAATAAGCATAGGCAAGAATGTAAGAATAAAAAGGAGCGACATTGAATGGCTGATAAAACGAAAGCTACTAAAGGATTACCACCTAGATTATCAAACGACAACAAATACGGATATTACTATGTTCTCTACCATGATAAAGGCAGAGATCAAAAACAGAGTCTACGGACAAAAGATCGCCTTGAAGCTGAAACGAGGTTTTTAGGCTGGCTGGAACAACGCCAAAAAGAATACATATCTTTAGCTACAGACGATCCGATTGTAAGAGATTGCATTGATTTATGGCTTAACCAACAAGTTATAATGTTTACCGATGGTGTTCAAACAAGATTTAAGTCAATGGTAAAAAACATAAATGCTTATTTTGGGGATATGACAGTTAGTGAGATAGTCCGAAAAGACTCTATGATTTACTACGAAAAAAGAAAAGCTGGCATACTAGGAAATTCAAAGGCAGCTGACTCAACAATCAGGCTTGAGTTATCAGAGTTACGAGCCGTATTTAACTTTATGCAAAAAAAGGTAGAGCCAAAACAAAGGCGCATTAATAGTGAAATTGTTCCTTACCTTGATATACCAGCAAACTCTCCACCAAGAGATCGAGTTGTAACACCTGAAGAACAAGAGAAGTATATCGATTATGCTCTAAATGGTAATTACAATGGCATTGGTGTTAAGCGTGTTAACAGAATACATAGAATACAAACATTTCTTGTTGTGGCTATTGAAACTGGAGCAAGAAAAGGCGCTATATTAGATTTACAATGGCCGATGGTTAATTTTGCTAAAGGAATAATTAATTTTCTACCACCAGGACAACGCCAGCAACACCAAAAGAAACGCCCTACTGTTCCAATGTCTGATTTATTAATTAATTTCTTAAAACAATTATACGAGCAGAAGATAAACAATTATGTTTTTGAAAACACAACAGATGTTTTATCTGGTATTGATAGAGTTAATTCTTTACTTGGCATTGAGGGAGTTACGCCTCATACTTTTCGTCATACTTGGGCAACAAGAGCAGCTGAAGATGGAGTAGCTATGGAAACTATAGCAGACTTTTTAGGCGATACTGTTGAAACAATTAAAAAGAATTATTTACATCTTAGTCCTGATTATCTTCGTTCAGCTATTAATAGAAAATAATTCTTGACACATGATTCACACAAAATGTTGGACGCTGTAGAGCCAAAAAACTTTCGGTGCTAACCCCCTTAAACTTTCGGTAACACCGAAACTTTCGGTGTTGATGTCCTCTACAGTCCACTACAGTCCACTCAAAAAGTCCTAGAAAATATGCAGAATGTTGCCTGATATAGCTTTCAACAGATTCAATTATGGTGCGCTCTGAACTAATTAAGCGTAACAATTTATTCAATGAAATCAATGTATGTAGAGCAAATCAACACGCTGACTTTCGGTGTTACTTTCGGTGTTAAGCAGTCATCGTTTTTGCGATCTTGCTTTTCTTATGCTTGTTGGCAAATGCTCTAGCTTCAGCGCCGTTCTTAAATCCCCATTTCTTTAACGTCAAAGCGTACCTTGTTGGTCTGCCTTTTTCGTCAGTCATCGGAGAATCCATTCCACCAAATCTTGCTGCATAACTTATTCTCCTGGAATCAGTACCTGAAGACAAAGGTTTTTTAACGCCAAACTTTTTTCGCCCAGCATCATTTAATCCACCAGTAGGATTTTGGAACTTCATAGCTACCATTTAGTACCCCATACTTTTTGCAGTTCTTGATTTTTTAGCTTTATTCTTTTTACTGTTTGGGAAACCAGCTTGCATATTTTTATAATTCTCTGGTGTTATGGTTGACTTTGCCTTTGTATTTGATGTTCCAGCACGCTTTTTTCTGTTAATATTCTCGTACAAACTCATATCGTTGCTCCT